GCCATGTTGATGATGTCGCGCTTCGTGTAGGCCATGCCTTATTCCTCGGATTTGCGGGGGCGTCCGCGCTTGGGCTTTTCCTCGACAGGCTTGGAGGCCGCTTCGATCGCCTCGCGGGGCGTCTTGTGCCACCCGGCTGCGAGCGCTGCCTCAACATCGCCGTCGTCAAAAATCTTCCACCCGTAGGTGCCATCAGGCCGGGATTTCGAACCCGGCGACTGGAAAAGCATTGTGCTCATTTCTTCCTCCGCTTTGGTGCCTTCGAAGGCTTGCCAGCCTTTTTCGCGGCCCGTTCTGCCGTGCTGAGAGCAATCGCTGTCGCTTGGTCTCGCGACTTGCCAGCGCGCATCTCGGTCTTGATGTTCTCGCCGATGCTTTTGCGGCTGTAGCCCTTCTTGAGCGGCATATCACTGTCCCTCGTTCAAGGTGATGGGGGGCGAGTTTCCCCGCCCCCCGGAAGATCACGGCACCTGGTTGAACAGCATGATGCCCGACATTTCGGGCTGCTTGTTCACCACGCCGAAGAAGGTATCGAGGCGATACTTCGTGACGGCGGTGTTGATGTCGTAGAACTTCTGCATGACCAGTTCGATGCCCTGGTCGGTCGTGCCGCGCATCAGATCAACGCCAGCGTTCGCGGGCATTGCGTAACGGCCGGGAAGGATCTCCAGCGCGTCTTTCTGCCAGAACACGTTGATGTCAGCCGCATCGACGTTCAGCACGTCAACCGTCGCGCCGTTGGCCGGGGTGGCCGTGACGTTCTGGTATTGGGCTTCAGCATCGGTCGAGCCACCGTTCGAGATGATCGGGGGCGAGATGACGATGGTGTTGTTGCCCGCCGTGCCACCGCCCGAAGTGATCGAGATCACGCGGAAGGTCTTGGGCTGGCCGGTGTCGCCCTTGGTGATGTGGTGAACCGAGTTCACACCATCGATGGTCAGGGCGTCGCCTGCGCGAAGAACAGCGCCAGCCGCCAATGTCACATCAAGCGACTGGTAGCGGTTGTCGACGTTCGCCGTCTCACCCGTGCCTGCGGTCGAAGTCGCAGCCGGGGTGTAATACTGGCCCGCACCGTTGATGGTGATGTCGCCGCTCGGGGTCGCGTTGCCCAGAATGCGGTTGGCATAGTCCATCTTGTAGGTTTCGAAGCCAGCGACGGTGCCGACGAACGAACGCTCGTAGGCGGTGGTGGGCTTGCCGGTCATCGTCTCACGACCTGCGAGGTCCGAAGCCATCCCGTTGTAGCTGCGCGAGGAAAGCGAGAGATAGCGGTCAAACATCTGGACACCCAGTTCGTTGAACGCAGCGTCGCACTCAGCCACGTCGGCATAACCACCGGCAGCGTTCGAGCGAGCCACCACAACGGTGGACTGGTTTGCAGCGACGTTCATGATCGCCACGTTGATGTCCGACGCCAGCTTCTGACGGGCAGCATCGCCGAGGCGGCCTTCCTGAAGCTGGTCACGCAGTTCCTTGGCGTCCAAGGTGAACGGCACGGTCTTGTTGAAGCCGAGCGTCGCCGGGACAGCAAGCTGCGTGAAGTCGATGAAGTTGGACGAAATGTCCGTCCGGGGTGCGCCGTTGATCGAGGTCGCAATATAGGGCTGCGGACGCCAGATCACGTCGTTGGTGCGCTCCATCATCGAGCCTTCGGTATTGTAGACCGAGACATTGCGCGACATGACGAGGGCGTCGTTAAAGCCTTCGAGGATATTCTCGAAAGCAACGCGCTCTTCTTTGTTAAAGCTGTTAGCCATTTGGCTGCTCCATTCAGTTTAAGCTGATCGCTTCTGCTTCTTATACTGGAAAACCTTTGAATAGTCTCCAGTCCGTTCAGCATCTGCTCTCAGACGTTCCAGGGTGCTGTCGACCGCCCCAGAGACACGGCCTGTGCCGGTGATCTTTGGGTCGGGCTTCGAGGATGCTTTGCGCTTCGTGACTTTCAATTGCGTCTCCAATCTGGCCACTGCGAAAGCGAACTTCACCGGGTCTTTAATCGAGGCGAGTTCCTTCGCACGTTTCGGGTTCTTGCCCAGAGCATAGACCAACAGCGCAGGGTTTTCGGCCCCTTGCAAGATCATGCCCTGTTGCGTGACAGTGAAGGCGTCTTGAACAACGTCCTCCGCTTCATCGTAATCACGAACTTTCAGACCGGCCTTGGCCGACTGATAGCCTTCCAGCTTCTGCTTCCACTCCCGTTCGACGGCTTGTGCCTCGGACTGTCGTGCAGCTTCCACCTCGTCGTGCTTGCGCTTCCGCTCATACCACGCAGCGAGTTCCTTCTCATACCGCTCGGTGTCGTAATCGGCTTTCTCAAGCGTTGGCTTTTCCCCGAGTTCTGCGACACGCGTCGCGCCCGTGGTGGCGGCCAGTTGCTCTTGAAGTTCCTTGTTCCGACGTTTCTCCTCACGATACTGCTTGCGAAGATCGCGCACCCATTCAGGCGCACGCTCGGCTTCCTCGTCTTCGGGAGGCGGCGCTTCCCCCCCAATGGTCACGGCAACGAAACCCTCGTCCTCGTCTGCATCATCCGCTTCGGCCTCGGTGTCGCTGTCCTCGTCGTCGGAGACCTCTTCGGCCTCGTCCTCAAGTTCAGCTTCCGGCTCCTCTGCTTCGAAAGCATCCGCGATGGTTTCTTCGTCGATTTCCTCTGCCAATTTAGTCATTAGACCCTCGTGATTTTCTCACCCACGTTCAAAAGCGGCTGGGTGGTTGCCGCATCTCGTTCGCGCCCTGCACAATGTCTTGCAGGTTCTTCGCGGTCTTCACCGCGCTCTCGCGTTGATCGTTCTCGACCGAGGCCAATGTCTCGATCGTCTTGGCCCGCGTCTCTTCGGCGCGCGCCATCGTATATTCTGTGTCAGCCTGGGCCTTGACCGCTTGCGCCTGGGCCTTGGTGGCCTCCGCTTGCAGGTAGAGCGACTGCGGATCGGGCTGCTGGTTCTGCATGGCGGCCATCATCTCTGCGGCCTCTTCCTCGGTCGGCTCGATCACGCCCATCTGCACCAGCTTCGTGCGGAAGTAATCGCGCACCTCCCAGATGCCCTCGCCTTCCATGTTCATCATCGCCATCGCGGTGAGAACCATGCGGGTCTCGGGGTCTTGGCTGATCTGGATCATGCCGACCAGCGCGCGCACCGTTGCCTGGCGCTTCGAGGACGAGGACGGGCCGACGTCAACGGACACATCGAACTTCGCGTTCGACAGGTCGTTCTCGTATTCGACCTCGCCCGTTTCCTCGTTCAAGATCGGGCGGCCCAGTTCGACCGTGGACAGTTCGCCCTGCATCCCGATCGCCTTCATCTTGCGGCCGGGTTCCACGAGGATTTCGCGCGCCATCGACAGCCAGATTTCGCCGCTGCGCTTCACCGCCTTGGCCATGTTGCTCATGTAGATGAACGACTGCATGTCCAGGCGCGACTGGATCAGTTCCACAGCCTTGCCGCTGATGTTCGAAACCATCTCCTCGCCAGCCTCTTGGCGGCCGAGAATGTCCTGCATGTCCTGCTCGGTGATCTGCAACAGCGCAGCCATCGCGGCAGGAACCTGCGGCGGCTTGGTGTAGCCGATGGGGCCAGACGCCATTTCATTGCCGTTGGCGTCCTGCACCGGATTGACCAGCAAATAGGGATAGTTCTTGAGGTTGTCCTCGGCCCACATCATTTCGTGGCCAGCGACTTGCTCGGGAAGGAAGATCGGCTTTTCAATCGGCGTCAGCGCGCTGATCTCGCCCAGCTTCGAAAGCTGCATGTTCTTGAGGCGCTGCGCGTCCTTGGCCAAGCGAACGTGGCCCATGCACCGCTCGACGTTGTCCACGAACCAGCGCTTACCATAGACCGGCACGATCGGGATTTCGGTTCCGGCGATGTAGCCGTGATCCTCGAGGATGCCGCCGCCGCTCATGAGATACTTGCGGACCTTGCGGCGCTTCACGCGCTTCTGGCGCACCTCGATCGTGCCAACAGCCGCCAGCGTTTCTTCGAGCGTGTCATCGCCCTCGAAGTCTGCTTGGCTGTAGCGCTCTTCCTCGCCGTCGATGGTCTGGAAGATGCGGATCATCAACGAATACCGCAACAACCGCATCACGGTGGACTTCATCAGCAAGGTGGGCGACGAGGACGATCGCCTGGCCGACGCCTGCGATGGCCTTTACCGCGCCGACGAAGAGGACAGCGCAGCCGACGAGGCATACGACAACGCCTTCGAGGAGGCTGTGGGCGGTGGCTTTGGTGCTTGGCGCCTGCGGAACGAATACGAGGACGAATACGACGACGAGGACGACCGCCAGCGCATCCGGATCGAGCCGATCTACGACGCGGACAGCACGGTGTTCTTCGACCTGAACGCCAAGCGCCAAGACAAGAGCGATGCGCGTTCGTGCTACGTCCTCACCGCCATGACGCGGGAAGCCTACATCGAGCAGTATAACGACGACCCGACGTCTTGGCCGAAAGAGATCAGCGAGCAGTTCTTTGACTGGGCGACGCCCGACATGGTCTATGTCGCCGAGGTCTACAAGGTCGAGGAGC